ACAGCACGTTCATTTGATTTATTTATTTGTTCTTGCGTTTTTAATACATCACGTTTAGTTTTTTCTTCTTCACGTAATGCTTGTTCGGAAGTCTTTTTAGCTTCACGCATTGCGATTTCATTCGCTTTATTTACTTGCGTTTGAGTATCTACTGCCTTAGTTAATTCCTTAACTTTTACAATTAACGCTTCAATTTCTTTTACATTATCAGCCTTAATTCCATTTAATTCTTTTTTAAAAGACGTCCCTACTTCTACTAATTCTTTGTTTAGTTCAGCAATCTTAGTTTTTGCTAAATCTGCACTATCTACAACTATTTTGAATATATCACCTTCAAATATATCGGAACTCTTAATTTTTTCACTCATATCAACTTATATTACTTTGTTTTTCGTATTCTTCTAGTATCGAATAAAACTCTGATACAGAGATAATTTTCCAATCTAATCTATAACCTAACCATTTACCTAAGTATATCAATGTCTTATCAATACTTAACCCTTCTTCCGAAGTCTTTTGTAAAGATACAATTTTAGCATCTTCTATTTCTATTTGTGTTAGCTTGAAATTGTCTTTTGTGATTAAAAACTCACATTGAAGCATTGCTTTCTTTTTAAGAATATCCAAATACTTCTTATATTCTTTGTTTACACCACGTTTCTGTAGGAAAGAATCATACAACTTAGTGAATGCTTCTTGGTTGCAAGAATCCTCTTTAGTTTCTAAATTAACGTACTTTACATCACCTTCAAGGCACTTTTGCCAATTAAACAATGGTATTTCTTCAATTGATTGATAATATTTCTCTGACATTCTTTATATATTTTTCTTTCATTTCTTCTTTAAATAATACAAGTGTATCTTCCGTCATTCCAAGTATTCGGTCATCATACCACTTAGAATTTTCAAATTTACTTACATCACCATCAACTTCTATAGAGTCTACGAACACAGATACAAACATTGACCTATAAAACTCTCCAGAATCTTCTAGCGTGAATGGAGTGCCTTTTACTTTGTCAGGATTAATTTGTTCGGTACGTTTAGAATATCTACCAATAATATTTCCATCTATATCAAGTCCTTTTTGAAATTGATATTCTTGAACCCATTTTACAATCTTATTTCTGAACTCAACATCGAAACACTTTACCCACAAACTTTGATTGTAACCACCTAAAGACTTTGCCTTATTAAGCACTTTGTTTATGTCAGTTTTAGCAAAAAGGTCTTTCATAATTCAAAGGTAAAAAAAAAGAGGTACAAATTAATGTACCCCTTCCTTAAATGTTTACTTAAATACTATACTAAAGTAGTAGATAATGTTCCAACATATCCATTTTTAGCAACCGACAACGTAACTGGCAATGAAGCAGTTTGTGAAGCGAATGTCAATGCGTAACTGTTTTCAGTAGCAACACAAGTTAACAAGGTAATTGTAGCACCAGTAGCTGTGCTTTTAAGAGTAAAGTCAGCTTGAACAAGTCCAAGAACTTTAATTCTATTTTTAGCAGTACCGTAATCAAGAACTCCAGTAACAACAAGAGTAGTTTGAGAAGCAGAAGTTTTAGCTAAAGAAACATCCAACAATCCTTCAAGGTTATTGAAGTCATATAAGTCAGTTGTATCGTTTGGAGTTAATAACCACATTGTAGACTCGTCAAACAATCTGTAGAAGTCAAATCCTACCATTATTTTTTGAGTAGCCGCATCTGTAGCAAACATTAATTTTGCTTCAAAAGATTCGTTATCTACTGGAATTGGGTATAATTTATCACCAACTTTAGAACCAACTAAGTTTCCGTTAACGTCAACAATATAAACGCCAAAATCAACACAACGATTGTCTTGAATTTTACCTAATAATTGAGGTGTTTCATTCCATAATTGACCTGCAAAAGAACGTTTACCTTGTTTGATAAATACTTTACGTCCAGATGGAGCTTCCTCAAAAGTAGAATCAGCTTTAGCTAACTCAACGTTTTCAAATTGTGGAAGTGGAAACCATCTTTTAGAAGCATCAGCTTGATTAGCCAAAGCTGTAAAAGTAGCTTCGGTAAAAGTAGTTGTTAAATCTAAAGAGTTTTTAGTACCAGTTGAATCTTTCAATGGAACTAAAATAAGTTTTGAAGTAACGGATTGAATCGTTACGCAGTTTGGTTTACCAGTATTTGATAATCCAGAATCACATTTACATCCTAATGACATATTTTTAAAGTTTTAATGATTAAAAAAAGAAGGGGAGTTATCCTCCCCGTTCAAATTATGGTTTTAATAATGCAGTTTTTGCAGTTGAGAAAGTTCCTTTAACAAAAGCGTTGTAGTGATTAGATTTCACATAATGAACCGCACGTGCTTCACACAATATTGTCATTAAGTTTTTAGTGAAGTCATCATTTACATAACCAACTTGAATATTCAAGTCTTCACGAATACGTAAGTTAGATTTAGTAAAGTCACCAACTAAGAAAGTTCCTGCGGTCATACCAACATTTTCGATAACTGGAATACCTTTAACTCTAGTAACTCCGTTAGCATCAACATATTGCATAGCATAAGTGTACTCACCAGTACTTGTTTTGTTCAATTGCATTTTAACTGCATCCTCTGGGTGAAGAACAATATAGTTAGCATTAAACAATCCAGTTTGTATTTGTGCGATTGCTACAGATAATACATCAAACTCATTAGGTAAAACATAAGCTAAAGCAAAGTTACCAGCCGCCCAAGCAACAGCATTTTGTAAGATACCAGTTAAGTTATCTCCAGCACCATCACCTGAAAGGATTTGAGAATCTAATTTCAATTCAACGATTTCCATCAACTCATTGTTAATCTCATTACGCATGAATGGTAAATCAGCAATCATTTCTTTAGAAACTTTAATCCATGCAGTAACTTTCTTAACTGCTACAGAAGTTTCAACTACATTGAAGTCAGCTTGTGATTTTAATGCACCCTCTGCTGTCATATCAGCACCACCTTCTTGTCCACTAGACTGAATGTAAGTGATATACTTAGAAGTAGTACCAGAAGCATTAACTAATTGACGTAAGAAAGGCATTCTACGTGCAATACGAGTAACACCAGCTTCTAATTGCGATAAAGCAACTGTACCACCAGAGTAGTTATTCGTGATTGACATTGTACCTACTGCTTTGATGTCAAGGTTCATTAAACCACCTTTTTCAGCGATATCCTTGATTTTGTCAATAGAGTCAGAATAAGCATCAGCGATAGCTTGTCCGATAGATTTCAAAGTAACATTTTTAGAAGTTTTTTCTTCTTTCATTCCTTCTACTAAACCTTCCAATTTTGCAATTGCAGATTTAACTTCGGAGTTGTCAGATTTACCTTCTAAGTCTGTTAATTGATTTTTCAACGCTTCTAAGTCTGTTTTAGAAACGGAATTTGCTGTTTTTTCAGCGACAATTGAGTTTACTTTCTCAATTACTTGTTCTGGAGTCATTTCCATTTTTGTTTGTTTTTAGGTTTAAAGTTTACAATAATTCATTCTACGCTACGTTGGGTTTTCGTTTTGTAGAGTGATTATCTCGGCTCTAACGCTTCAAACTAACATTTACAAGCATCTTTATATTTTGATACAGAATAGGTAATAATAATACCACTTAAATTAGCATCAAGTATGTTTTTATACATACCATTTTCTGTTTCAGTACCAAATCTACTAAAAACTTTTCTATTAAAACTAATTAATCGTCTATAAAGTGCAAAATTATTAATTACTTTTTCAAATTCTTCTTCTAAAGCAATCATTGGTTCGGAAACTTGAAGTCTATGGTCTTTAGTGTAATAGTTCAATACATCTGTTTCATCAAGAAATAATACAGTCATTTCCATATCTCTTTCTAAAGAAGAATCTATACCATAAAGTTTTTCACTATGATTTTCAAGCAACCAAACTAAAGGAGTTTTATTTAATAGATTATTGTCTTTTTTAGTAAACTCTATATTAGTAGCTAACTTAGTTCCAGTAATTGCAAATGGTAACGGACAGCGCACCGATTTCACGAGTGTAGCACTTTCTATTTCAAAGTACGTGTCCTTTACTACTAAGGTAACAACAGAAGTAGCATCTGTATTTCCTGCTGTTTTACCAAAAATAATTTTACCCGCACGAATCCATTTAGTGTTACAAGTATAAAATCTTTTGTTAGAATAAGACTTAACCTCAATTGAAGTATCAATCTTACTTACTATTTCTTCAAATAAAACACTAATATCTCTCATATCCAATAAGCATATTGTTTCATGTACCCTCTAAAGTCTGGATAAGTACCTAATGTTTGCATTATATAAT